CTAACGGCATTATACATTATAGTAAAAACGGTGCTCATATAGTACCTTCCAGACCCTAAAAAAAAAACAAAAAAAGAGGATGAATGATTATGGGATATGATTCTCTAATAGACACATTAATAAATTATGAAAATGATGATATGAAAATAGAATGGGAAAGTGGATTGAAAGTCATTGCCGAGCTAGACACAGTCTTTGAAACAGACAACGGTTTAGATGATGACGATATCAATTTTATAGAATATGATGCAGCTGTAATTAGAGTAAACAATATTATTTCCCTTCCTACCAATAACGAAAAAGACAGTTTATATAATTGGTTAGTTGAAGAGAAAAACACTTTGGTTGAGATATCTCTTTATGATGATCCGCCGAAGAAAATTTTAGTAAATGATAGAACAGTTTGGGAAAGAGCCAATGATGAATAACAATTAACAAGTTAGAATTTATAAAATCTAAGCAAGCCCTCTTGAAAGAGGGCCTTTTTGTATTAGTTCAATAGCGATTCAAGTTTCGCCTTTGTCTTCGGTCCGTAAATACCATCGGCAAACAGTCTTATTTAACACGGATCTTTTGTCCAGCATAAATCTTGTTTGCATTCTTGATGTCATTCCAAGCCTGCAGTGACTTAATTGACGTATTAAATCTTTTGGAGATTTCAGATAAAGTGTCACCGGCTTTGATTGTGTAATACTGCTTTTTGTTTAATGTTTTTGCAGCACTTCCGCTGATCTTTAATTTCTGGCCAACATAAATCTTATTAGGATCTTTTATGTTGTTCAAACTTTGGAGAGCTTTGACAGTCGTGTTGTACTTCTTCGCGATAACTGAAAGTGCATCCCCTTTTTTAACAGTGTAAACCGTATCCGATTTAACTGACTTTTCATTTGAAATAGGTTTTACTGTAGCAGCTTTATCAGTTTTCGCGGACACCTTTGCCCTTAACCCGTCCCTATAACAAATATTCATATCAACATTCCCAGAAATACCGGCGACCCTTCCACAATCAGAATACTGCCAGATATCTGCATGACGGCCAAGTGTGTTGTTATAACGAGCAACCCATAATGCAAATGGCTTCAGCTTGGATTCGTCAAGGCAATTCTCAAGGAAAGACTTACCGCTGTATATCATGGCGAAGTAACCAGCTTTTTCAACTTCCCGTAAAAAGGCCACTGCTGCATCTGTCAAAACTGATTTACTGACATTCCGCTGATTAACTTCAAGATCAAGCACAAGCGGATACGTGAGATCGACCTTATTTGCAACTGACAAAAAGAACCTGGCCTCTGCCAATGCTTCTGACTTGGAACCGAATCTCGCAAAGTGGTAGGCTCCCGTTTTAATCCCCGCGGCGTTTGCGCCTGAAACGTTTTTTTCAAATTTCTTGTCCTTCAGGGTTGTCCCTTCTGTTGCTTTAATAAAGGCAAAATCAATCCCATCCACCGCAACTTTCTTCCAATTGATATCCCCTTGCCAATGTGATACGTCAATACCTTTGATTCCCATAAAAAATCCTCCTTTTTAAAAGTTAAAAGGCTGCCAGCCGGCAACCTCATTTCGTTAATCCTTTTTGTTTCAAAACTTCTTTTTGCTGCTTTCCTTTGCTTGTCACATAGTTGTTTTTGAACCAAGCGACCACAGACGTAATGATGGTGAATGCCGCAGAGCCGGCCAAATACAAAGCGTCGGCCAGCGTATTGACCTGGTCCTCGCTGATCGGCAAAGCTGCCTTTCCAAACATGATTAAAGTCTGGTTTACCAATGCAATAAAAAGAAGCACCGTCCGGACGACCGTGCCTTTGTCGAATGTTGTCATATTGTGTCTTCCTCCTTATTTTTGAATAAAATTAATGAAAAGCGCCGCAATCCCGGAGATCACCAGTGTGCAAACCGCTGTGATGATGGCGCCCGTAATGCTGCGCTTAATCCATGTGGTGTTCTCTTCAATTTTGTTGAGCTTGTCATTGATGGACATAATCTGTTGATCGTGTCGATCAGACGCCCTTTCCAGTGTGATGACACGCTGTTCAAGCGTTTTGTGATCAGCCTTCAATTCGGTAATCTCCTGCTTGAAGACGTCCCATTCATTTGTTTGATGCATGTCCTGAAATCCTCCTGTTCTCACATCGTTTTCACCTCCCCCGAGGCAAAATAAAAACACCCTTACGGGGTATGCGCCATGCCTAAATCCACACTAATGTCAGGCTTATCATAGCTCCGGCCTGTTATGTCTTCATATTCGGCCGGGGTGATCCACTTAATTTTTACGTACTCCCGCATTTCTTCATCTGTGTAACACCCCCAATCATAGAATTGTTTTATATCGGCAAGAGTGGGATACTTCATGATGCCCCACCCCCTTTTAACGCTTCAACATCAGCCTGCAGGCGCGCAACTTGCAATGAGAGTAAAGCATTTTGTTTTTTCAATAGATCGGTTATGCCCGGTTCAGGCTCCGGAGGCTGTAAGCTTTCAATATATTCTTTGGTAGCCGATTCAAACCATGTCCCTTTCCCAGGATCAAATTTTGCTAAGTACATACCGTCAGGCGGCTTTATTTCACAATAAAACTCCGGCAGCTCCGCGTTGTCCTCAACCTGTATCTCTTCACCCGGGATGTAGTTGTATTTCTTATCGTATTTGTAAAGCCATTTCATGAAAACCCCTCCTATGCCGCCTTAAATTTAAAACCGAAAGTAATAAATTCGTTTGGGTTTACTGTATTTGAACAACTCTGAATGTATACAGTTCCATCAGTGGCGATCTGGGTTCTATGGTACTGAGGAGTGGTGCCAGTGCCTTGACTAGAAGCTACACCTATAAAATGAAGCATTTGTATAGGGCGATATCCAGCCGGCAGCGTAAAAGCCGGCACATCAAAACCAATTGTTCCACCGGTTATTGAGCCGATAATTTCAACCTCTCCAAGGGCATTTTTACTAAACTGAACCTTATGGGTTCCATACTGCTTCCACCCGTTTAACAAAGTAGGTGATTGCCAGGTAACTTCCGCGTCGGCATCCGTTATAAATCTCTGCCAACCTTTAAATGATCCATCAGTGTGGATTGTTCCGAACCACCTTCTAGGGTTGGCCGTAGCAGTTACCACGATCGTTTTGCGTGCATTATTAGTTGAAACATCGTAATGAAACCACTCGACCGCCTTCGGTTCTGGAGAATTCACAACTTTGTTACTGACACCATAATAAAGTCCGGATGGTAAGGTTAATAAGTCAGTGTCATCAGAAATTAGCGTTCTCCCGCCGTTGTCATCGGTTAATTTATAAAGCTGTCCGGCATTCCATTTCGTTCTCTCGTCCGCAGTTATATGCCGAATATCATCCCTGTTATGGGTATCAAATTCTGCCTTCGTCGCCTGCTTTACATTATCAACTTTATCTAGTCCGACCTGAGATTTTGTGACCTTATGCGGATTGTCCGTTTTTGCTGCGTGTTGGTCCGTGTAGTCCTCCGCATTCTTCTGTGCGGCATCCGCTTTCTGCTGGGCACCGTCCTTCGTTTCGATATTATTGAGCGTCTCGAACTTCTTCTCCAATTTGGCAAGAAGCTGTTCGGCATCGTCCGCCATTTCCTGAATGACGGCTTTAAGCGTCTCGAAATCTTCGATATAGTATTCAGCAATCGGCGCAATGCCTTGATCAACAAGCGCCCTATCGATCACAAACGAAAATTTATGCACACTCATCTTTTGGCCGTTGTCGTAATTGACGTAAAGCTCAGCCTGCACCGTTCCATAATGCTTAACTTGTTCCGGCGTTAAGACATAAAAAATAGCGCCCTTCAGCGCGTCTTCGACTTCTGTATTGACATAGACCTGGCTGCCGTCAGTAAATTTCATGAATAGCTTGGCATGGGTTGCCTTACTAATCGGCAAAGGTACACCGTCCTTTGTCAGGTTAAACGACAATTTTGCGGTCCCGATATCTTGTGTACTGAACTGAATATTTGCTGATACACTTCGCTTCACTTGAGCATTGACATCAAAGTGCACAGCCGTACTTTTATAAATCATTGGTTCACCTCCTATTTCAATTAGCTGCTGCTTTTTGTATTGATTTTTCTAATATAGTCATCTTTTGTTGTCCCATAATACCCGTTAAAATTGGTATCTCCTTGAACGATAACGCGGCCGGTTCCTTTTGTGTTGGTGACATTCACCTCTGTTGCAGCGGCCTTTACTAAAATCGCAAATGCCTTCTCGATGCCTCGTACCCGGCTATTTTCAATCCGTCCGTCGTATCCATTTTCCACATATATGCCACCGCGCCCTCTCGTACTGCTTTGCTCTTTATTGGTATTCATCACATTATTATCTCTCACATCAAAGTGATCGCAGTTTTGAATGAAAATACCGTTGCGGCCAGTGGTGTTAATTTCGTTTCGATCAATAGATAGGTGATATGATTTCGGCACGGTAGAAGTTTTGTCTCTGCTTTTTTCGACGTAGATTGCTTCTGTATCAACACAGGACACATAATTTCGATCAATAAAGGTGTTGTAACAGCCTTCTATCCACATCCCTCTTCTTCCCCCGAAAATCCGGTTATCAGCGATGAAAGCATTTCTTGCAAAGACTAATTTGATGGCTTGCTCATAGTCATATTCACCAATCTCTTTTGCTTTTAATTTAAAGTAGTTCCCAAAAATACGAATGCCATCGCTCCAGGCGACTTCGTTGTTATATATTTGCCCAAACGATAAGATTCCGTATGACTTGTAATCATAAAAATCATTTCCCTGAATCAAGACGTTTTGTGCATTTTGGGGGCGATTCATTTGGACTCCTGCAGCATTTTTAGAACTTTCAATTCCTCCAGCTGCTTGGGAAATTCGAATACATTCATTATTGCGCTTAAATCGATTGTTTAAAATCTTAACTTCGCCCCATTTAAACGTTCTTACCCCTGCAAATCCACAGTCTTCAATCGTATTGTCAAAGATTGTGATGTTTTTTTGGAAAATATCATAAACAGCATAGTGATTTCCTATTGCAGAACCCCAGCCGCCCAACAACTCAGATTTACCAAAATGATTATGGGCGATATAAACGTTTTGATTAGGGGTGCCGTCAAACGCTCCGAATTGATTGACGCCCATTTCAACAAATTCCCCAAGCTGTATGGCTTCTGAGAAAGGGCGTTTTCCGCTCAAGTCTATGAATCCAAAAAAATTGCTCCTTGTGATCTGGAGATTGTTGATCCCATTGGCATCAATGGCATGGGCGGTAATCGTGTCTTTGAAAGTTACGCGGTCAATCCAAATATTATTTGCATGGCCTAAAATGATTGAGTCCATCGCAGTAGTCGGGTATTTGTCTATATTGGCATAGTTACCGTCTAAAATACCGCCTTCAATAATGATGTTGCCTCTTCCGGAATAGCCTGTGAATTTATCATTCGGCGTTCCATTGGCAAAAAATCCGCCCGCCCAACCTCTAAGTAATACACAGCTTGGAGACATTGTAAATCGGGTGTTCCCATAGATATAAATTCTCTTCTCAATTAAATAAATGCCTTCTGGTATAACAAGCTGGCCTCCACCCTCTCGATGAATTTCATCCAGCGCCTTTTGTATGGCCCAGGCAGATGGGCTTTTTCCGGTCGGGTCCGCACCATAGTTAAGCGCATTTTTAAAGTTAAATCTCGTTTCAATATACTGCCCATCTGCAGCCAGACGGTCCCATAAAGTCGGGTAAATTGTTCCCTTACGATCAACACGCGCGTCAACAACTTCTTTTATGTTCGTCCCATCGGCATTGAGCACTAAATTTCTGGCCCTTGCTTTGGCAGTTTCGATTTCTTGGGATACTGTAAGCCCGCTGCTGTGAGCAATCTGATCAGACGTATGAGCTTTTTTTGATGTTTGATGCGATTGAATCTGTCTTTCTTGCTCATTCAAGCTGTTTTCTATGCTTTGCATATCTGCTCTTAGTTGTGCTTGATAACGGGAATTCCGGGTTTGATCATAGTCTTTTATCAGCCGCTGCATCTCTTTCACTCCTTTTTTGGCAAAATAAAAAACGCCTACCTGAGCGTTTTGAAAAGCTGGTCAATATATCGTTTTTGATCTCTAAGCCTTTTCGCTTGATCCACATTTATGCTTTGGATATCTTTGCGGAAGTTCGCAAACGTCAATTTCGGACTGCTGTATGGGTTCAGAGGGTTGTACTGGATGGACACAAGTCTCACATTATCTTCAAATGTGATACCATCCGCCGTATCAGCCAAGACATGGATGGTGTCGCCTTTCCAGAAATCTTGCTCGATCTCTAAAAGCTTCGGCTCATAGATTTTTTGGAAATCAGCTTCTACCGTCATTTCCGGATATGGATTCACATGCCTTTTTAATGCAGAAATCATACTGCTGGCTTTTTTATAGCGCTCATCCCTGATCGGTTCAGCCCAGCGTGGCTTCCCTTCAATCAAGAATTTCTTTTCGTCTGGATGAATGTATAAAATAGGCTCAAACTCGTACTGAGGGTTTTTGTCATCAGTACTGCTCCCCTTTTTTAAGGCCCCGTATCCCCAGGCACGTGTTGTACTGTTTTGCGAGTTTGTTGTAATTGAAATGCCGGGCATATTATAGCGCGAATCTAGGGTGAAATTAATCCGTTTCCCCATCTTTTTGTAGATATAAATTTTGTAATTATCCACGTCTATTTCAATCCCATAATCCTCAATGATTTCATCCATTAGCTCTGTCGAGTTTTTATCACCGAAATTTTCTTGATCTGCTGATTCAAATTCACTCTCAGGCGTCTTAAAAATATATTTGAAGTCTGTATTCTTCAGCGCAAAATCAAGCGCATCTCTCAATCTTAATTTCTTTGATACAGTTTGTTAATAAGCAGCACAGTGAATATGTGGCTTGCTGTAACGGTTTTACTAATAACATTTTTCTCTTGATGAAGTTCGACACCCGTAATGTAATATTTTTGATGTTTAAATTTTTTCTCATCCAGATAAAGTATGTTATCGTCCACCAATAAATCAAATTCTGTGCCGTTCTCCTGCGTTTTTGTGATCGTAAAGGTAAAACTCTTCTTACCTGTCGTATCGTCTGTCAGATCAACTGACACACCCGTTATTTCCACAACCTTTTTTCCGTCTTTTGTTGACACATGAAGCTGTGGGAAATCGGTATCTGACGGCAGATTCTGATTGAGTGTAATGTCTTTCCCGTCATATTCCTTGCTTGGTATTTCTGGATCAGGTATCGGTGTTTCCGGTTCGTCAGGTCCTTCTGGCACCCCACCCACAGTGTCATATTGTGTTAGCTTGTAGGTTTGAATGAGATTATTCAACTTTGTCGCATAATTGGGGTCAGTCGCATAACCAGATTTTACAAGTGCAGCACTCGCCTTCTTGTAATCTTTTTCGCCGACTACAGCTTTATAGTGATTCGGATCCCAGCTCGTTCCGTTCACATACAACTTGGCTAAATCCTGAATCGATTCATACCAAGATGGATATTTTCGAAAGCGAGCTTGTACTTTGGTTGCATTTCCGCTCTTATCATATTCAGTCGTCCACATGAGAACATATTGACCGTTATAAGTACCCTTGATGCCGAATAAGTTTTTCCCTTTCTGCGCCAGCCCGCTTGTCCCCCATGCGCTCTCTAAACAGGCTTGAGCAATAATGAGAGACGCGAGAATATCATACTTTTTATAGACTCTTTGGGCGTCTGGTGCAATTTCCTTTATAAAATCTGTGTTTGCCATATTGCATGCTCCTTACGCGTAGTAGAAACGGGTATCAAATATGATTTCAAAATCATTGGTATTCAAGATTTCAAACTTATTCATTCCTATATCGAGTCCCGGGAGTCTGCCGGATGTTTTAATAGGTGTTTTATTGATCACTGTGTATTGCTTAATAAAAGAAACACGCTGTGATTTTTTTAATTCCTGTTCAATTTTCAGCTTTTCACCATTTGTATGGTTGATGATCGTCACATTTTTTCCGGCCGCCCATAAGGTCACATTGTAGTCATGTTCCAAAGGATTGATATAGGCATCACCAGTGTTATAAACCTGAAACCTCTTTCGATTTTTGAACCTGTATTCCAGATCATCTCGCATTTGAATGTTCATGCCTGGGCTCCAATGCTCACCGTCAAAATTTTGCTTTGTCAGAGAAGTGAATTTCGATTCTGCCAGTCCCGTGATGTTGTTAAATTCAACTGTGAACGTTACAAAGTTTTTCTCCTTTTCTTTTGGGATACTAAAATTTCCATCACAAGTTACCCGAAAACGGAGATTCGGCAATAAATCGGTCGAGATATAATAGGGAAACGGCTTAACTAAAAGCGCGTAAAGCTCCCGTCTAAATTGATAAAAGTTTTCAGCGATGATTGAATTTAAATAAAATTCAACGGTTATTTTTCTTTCTTTATATGTGACATCCCTTGGATGCTGTGGAAGGACAACTCCGTTTATTCTCGGGATGCTAACTGTCTCGCGTTCAATCCCCGGTGCTTCAGGTGTGAAGCTTAAAGGTTCAAAAAAAGGAAGCAGGCTTTTTAAGCTCTGCTCCCCAAGGCCATTATCGTAATCAAGGAATAATTTCACTATCTCACCCCGTTTATAAATGAAGTTCGAGTAAACCGATCCCCGGCTGATTGGTCAATTTTTCTGCCATCAAGATATGTGTTGCTGTCCTTTAATAAAATCTCCTGCAAAAGCTGTACATTTTTATTTAGAAAATCAATTTGCTTTGCCATCATACTGATTTGTTTTTCTTGATTCTTTACAACACGGCTGATGTCTACAGAAAAATCATTAGGCGGTGGTAGCTGCTGTTTGGGCTTTTCCGAAACTTTTTGAAGCAGGAGTAGTGCTTTTGAAATCATCCCATCCTGTAAATCCGGAAGTACGCCAAGTTTGCTACCAATCCGAGCCCATAGCCCAATATTACGCTCCCTGTATGAAGGGTCTTCCGTGATCGTTGTTTCATCATACCCCCGTTCATTTAAAATGGCCCATTTAGCGCCGCCGCGACCAGGTGAGATACCTCCTTTTGCATAACCAACATAGCCGCCACCCCGGGCCATTGATTTCAAACCCGGATGATTTGATATATCTCCATAGCGTGCCTTGATATAGTTAATGGCTGCAAGAATGTTTTCTACAGGATTTAAGATGTTATTATGACCCGGAAACTTATAAGCATTGAAAGTGGACGGAATCGTTTGCATCAAGCCCTGACTTGGATGTCCGGCTTTGGCGTTAGAATCCCATAAGTTGATGGCGTTCGGATTTCCGCCGCTTTCCTTCATGGCGATGGTCACAAGCCCTGGAATCCATGAAAGTGGCACCCCTGCTATACCAACAGCCTCTGTAACCCATTGGTTTACGGCTTTCGTTCCTCCGGTCCCTTTAAATGTGGACGGCTCTGGCATGACTCCTTTCAGGAATTTAGCTGTCCCATCTTTTAATGTCTTAAGTATACCAGTTCCTAACATATCGATACCTTTTCCTGTTTTGTAGGGGATCAGACCGCTAAATAGTTTTTTAATTAATTTTTTTGGTCCGTTAATTATAAAATCCATAGCACTTGAACTAACATCCCCGACTTTATCCACAACACTTTTTCCGAGAGAAATAGCTCCTTTGACCATTTTCTTAGAGCTTTCAGCAGCTTTTTTAAAAAAGTTCCCGACTCCGCCTGCATATCCAGGAATCCCCGAAGCAGCAAGTTTTTTTGACTCATCATGAGGAAGTACAGATGTTCCACGCGGGAGATCCCAGATTTGCGGGCCGCCCATACCGACTACATAAGTTCCGATGCCTGGTGTATGGGCTAACTCCCATCCTTCTTCACCGACAAGCGCTTTTCCTCCAGGGTGAAAATCTGTACCTTTCGCATAATTTGCACCAGGCGCAATTTGCATTTTAGAAGTATCTTGATAACCCTTTGGCTTCCATTCCGGAATCTTAATAGGAATATGAAGAAATTCAAAAACGTTATTAATATAGCCAGTGATCTTATTCATTACCCCAGCTAAATCATTTAGATGAATATTCCATTCCTCAAGAATTTCACCTGTCTCCCAATCAACCTGACCAATATGTCCATAAGCTTGAAGCTTTGCCTCTTTGACCACACCTTCATGAGTCTTTTCTGCTTCCTTAATTGTTTTTTTGGTTTGGCTTTCAGCTTTATCAACAGTGTCATCGTGTTCTTTTTTACTTATTGTACCTTTGACATAATATTGGTCATCCGCCGCGTCAACTACAGCCTTATATTGGTCTTTGGCAGCTTTAATAGTTTTCTCTTTTGCCTTGTTACTGTTTCTTACAACTGCGGCTGCCTGTTTAGCGGAAAGGTTTGAAGATTCTTCTTTCAACTTTCTCGAAATTTTCGTTTGCTCATCTTTACTACGAGTAAGTGCTGTCTCCATTTGGGCGAGCATTTTCCCTTGAATTTTAGTAACTTCTCTATTTTCTTTATCCGTAAGCTTACGATGTTCTTTTGCGGCGTTTCGATAAATCTCATTTACACGATCCACGTATCCTTGTATTTTCTTTTGTTTCTTTTGGTTTCCAACTTCAATTTTATTTAGAATCTTAGCTGCTTCCTTATCTGAGGTTTTATCATTGGAAGCATAAAATTCCTTTAATACCTTGGTGGCTGAATCAGCGCTTGTTTGGAATCCTTTTTTCAAAGTCTCTCCCATCGTTGTAAACTGTGTTGCGACATCGTCCGCTATTTTCTTGGTGATTTTTGCATTGGTTATACGGAGATATTCAAGCTTAGCCGTGACTTTTGTATTCATATCTTCATAAGCATTCACAGCTTTTGCAGTAGCCTTCGAAACCCCTTTACCAAAGTCAATAGTCGATGGAAGAACCCTTTTCTTCAGGTTGTCATAATAGTTCATACCTGCTTCCGTAAGAAGGGTTACACCTGTAATAGCAAGACCAACTGGACCGCCTAACAAGCTCAATCCGCCACGTAAAAGGCCGACAACTCCTGCTCCTTTTTTGAGAATGTTGAATAGGCCAAAACCGCTTTTTGCTAATTTCATAAAGCCGCCAGCGCCTTTAATTGCATTGGCTCCAACCTTTAAAATATTCCCACCGAATTTTAAGAGCTCAGGAGCAAATGAAAGTATTAGCCCGGCAATTGAACCAACTGGCCCGCCAAACAATCCAAGGCCAACGCCGGCAACACGTGAAGCACCGCCTAGGCCTCGCATGGCTTTAGCACTTCTGCTGGATGATTGTTCAAGCCTCCCGACTCTGGTTGTTGCCAGATTGGCTGACTGATGAAAACGCCCCATTCGTGTGGATGCTGCTGCCGCCGCCGTGGAGGTCGTGTTCATTCCTGCAGCCGCTGTCCTGGAAGCTGCGCCCGCTGCAATGGCTTCCGTAGAATAAACGCCAAGACTGCCCGATGCTTGATTTACATTCCGCGTTAAATAGCCGCCCGCGGTCCGAAGCATATTCCAGCCTGCTGCTACTTTTGGCAAAGAGCCAAGCAACAGTAAGAACGCGCCGCCTAAGAGGGAAAATACAGTGACTGCACCGCCAGTAATCGCAATGGTACTCGCCACAGAAGGGGGCAATGAATCAAACCAGGTTACAAGCTTTGTTAGTCCGTCAGCTGTAGCCCGGATAACAGGCAAGAACTGATTTCCAAAAGTGATAACAGCATTGTTTGTAGCAGATTTCAGATACTCAATAGAGCCAGCCAGGTTGTCCATTTGCTTTTTGGCTACTCTTTCAGCTGTGCCGCCGCTTCCTTCGATTTCCTTTGTGAATTCTTGAATCTTATCTTTTCCCGCGTGCATTAAAGTAATAAATCCAGAAAGAGCATGCTGCCCAGCCAACTGTTTTGCAATTCGAATTTTTTCAGTTTCGGTATAATCTTTTGTTTTCTCATTGATCTGGCCGATAATATCCGCAAGTGGTCGCAGTTTCCCTGTCGAATCGGTTACCTTCAAACCTAATTCATCGATCGCATTTCCGGCTTGTTTTGGTGGAGATGATAAACGGGTCAGTGTAGCTCGCAAAGCTGTTCCTGCCATATCAGCCTTGATCCCGCTATTTGCCATAATGCCTGTCGCTGCTGCTAATTCTTCCATGCTGAGTCCTGCCGTTTTTGCTGCCGGAGCCGCATATTTCATCGTTTGGCCGATCTCTTGCAGGGTGGCATTTGAGTTGGTGAAAGTATACGCCATGGCATCCGCAACACGGTTTGTGTCTTCAGCCTTGATATGAAATTCAGTCAAAATGTCAGAAACGATATCGGCCGTAACTCCAAGGTCTGTTTGACCGGCTGCAGCAGTCGCGAGAAGACCAGGCATAGCCCCAATAATTTGATTTGTTTTATATCCGGCCATCGCAAGATACTGCATACCTTCTGCAACTTGGCCATCAGTATATTGAGTTGTTGCCCCTAAATGACGAGCTGTTTTTGTAAGATCAGCCATCTGGTCGTTTGTCGCATTTGCTAAAGCGCCGACACGGCTCATCGCTTTTTCAAAATCAGCAGCAGCTTTAACAGTCATTCCAATCCCAAACGATCCCGCTGCACCGAGAGCAGAAAGAGCCTTTCCAGCGGTTGAGGCTGCTTGATACACCGCGTTTAACTCTTTAGATACTTCTCCTGAATTGCGCTTAAACACAGAAAAAACACCCGCTGCTCGCCGGGTGCTGTTTGTGGTATTTTCAAATTGTTTTGTTACTCGTTGCAGTTCATTTCCAAGGCTTTGATGAACGGCAATTGCATCATTCAGCCGACGGCCTTGTATCTGTGTTTCTCGATTATCCAGCCCTTTTTCTCTGACCAGCTTATTGTATTTTGCCCGATGCTCATCAACTAAACGGCCTTGTATGCGGTATTTATTATTGAGTCCTTCTATTTGCGATTGAAGAAACTTAGACTGATTGCCCGCAGCTTTATAAACTGCACCAGATGCTTTCATTTCCGAATTCGCTAAACGCATTTGCCGCTTTAAACCTTCGATTCCACGATTAAAGCCAGTATCATCAAGGCCTACTTTAACAATCATATTTCCGATAGGTTGCGCCATATGTATCCACCCCGCTTCCCTGGCATAAACTCAACGAAAAAAGACCGGCGATAAAGCCAGTCTTAGAAAAATATTTGATCAATTGGAACAACTTTTGGTTTATTTTCATGAGCCAGGACTTCTAAGTAATGGTAAATATCCATCTCGTCAATTTCAGTCATGGTCCATCCCTGTTTTAAAAGGGTCGCATATATATCATTGAGCTGTTCTATTCCGTTTTCAACTGTAAGTCCTCCGTTTCCGCTGCTGGCAAAAAATCTTCTTCCTCATCTGGTTCTTCATAGCCCATGATTTCTCCCATAATTCGTCTTACTTCATCGGAAACTTCAAAGGACTGTAATCCTTCTTGAAAATCCTCTAAAGTAAATTGATTGTGAAATACCCGTACAATGAATTTCATACGATCCTCAAGGCTTTTGAGTACTTCTTTAAGATTTTTTGCTTTAGAAGCTGTCTCATCTAACTTTAAGGCTTCAAACAACGTCTTTGTGTTTGTACGGGGAGCAATAAACGTTTTATATTTTCCTTCTTCTTCAAACCATAATTTAATAGAAATATGTTTTTGAGCCATGTTGACTCCTCCTTTATTTTGTTAGATTTAAAAAAGAAGCATAGAGCTTCCCTTTATACTGTCTTTCCAATGTCTACACTGGATTTATTATCAGAGCCTGAGTCCGGATTTTTATAAGCATTGCCAAACACTTTTTCATAAAACTTGTCCAAATTGAAATTCGGTGCGTCCTCATCAGCCAATACTTTATAGGCGTTGTCTTGTTCGCGCTCCATAAATTCAGCTGAAAGTTTGACCGTCTGAAAATCAGTCTTTTCTTCTTTTGTTTTCCATTCATCATCCGGAAGAGAAAAACGCCCTTTCACTAAGCCTACATGGCGATTCTTGCCGTTCGCTTTTGGCCCATAGAAAGACATCGCAACCCATGGCGCGATAACATTCTTTTTGAACATATAGATCCCGTCTGTTTCTTCTATCCCAAACAATTCCTCCAAAATTTCCATTGGCAGATCCCGCATTTCAAGCTCCAATTTTGTGGAACCAGTCGTGACAGCCATATCCACCAGTTTGTTGTCTGCATACTGCTTTTCTGTTGATGTTTCCGTATTGACCTTCGCGTTAATTGCGTAAGGGTAATCAATAATTTTTGTAGCCACATAAAAGCCATTTTCCTTTTTTAAAGGCGCAAATTTAACGCCTTCCAATCCGGTAACTGAACTGTATTCAGGCATTCTAAAACCTCCAATTATATTAAAATATTGGCCTCAAATCGGCGTCCCTTCCGAATAAGACCCTCATCTTTTAAAAAATCATTGATTAAAATTCCTGTTTGAAAATCCATTCGATTCATGACCCCTATAACGGCAGCCAAAATCTGATCGCAGGATGAATCGTTGTATACATCAATTTGATAGACAGCGCTGTCCTTGATCGGCTTTCCATCAGCCCACTTGGTAGTTCTGTAGTCCAATTCCTGTACGACGATATAAGCTGGTTTGCTTTTGATGCCAATCGGCACCGCAAGTTCAAAAATGTTTGCAGGATCAGCCAATAATAAAAGCGCCGGATCAGTTTCCAGCGCTTCAAATACTTTATTTTTTAATTGCAAAGCTCTTTCCGCTACATTCATAGCTTGTACCCTCTTTTTATAACGCTTGCCATCGCCTGAAGCATCCTCTCATTGGCACTTAGCATACTCCGCTGAATAGACGGGTTAGCCGGCTGATGAATGGTTCCGAATTCAGGCAAGTGGACACGGAACTTCGTATCTTTTGTAGGACCAACCACTGCATATATCTCACCATCGGGGTCCTTTCTCGTACGATTACCAACGATAATATCTTCATCAATGTGGGGATGGCTCCCCCCAATATTGGAACGGGGAGCATTCTTTTTAATTTCCTTCGCAAGAACAGCGCCCCCAGCTTTTACAGTAGCTTTATTTATTTTTTCATCCTTCCTTGCGAGTGAGGATAAATATGAATCTAATTCTTTAAAGCCCTGCATTTCTATTTCAAATTTCATTATTCCACCGCCTTTGCCCTAATTGTGGTGAAATTTTTCCGGGAATAGTTCGGTATGATAGATTCTATTTCATATGATTGGTTTTGAAAAAGAATCCGCATATGTTTACCAATACCTTCACGGTGTCGGATCGTAAATTTTACTGTTTCTTCCTTCTTGACGGCAGCGGCCGCATAATATTCCCGGCCTTTTAATCCTTCAGCTTTTGCCCAGCATTCAACGACCGTTTCATAGTCACCTTCCACAGGGAGACGGCCGCCTTCTTTTTTCTTTTGAAACTTGATTCGATATCGCATGTCATTCAGCATCGGCATCAGTCTCCGAAACTGTGTATTTTAATTGATTGATCAACGTTGTCAGAACTCCATCAAGGTTTGAAGTTGTGCCAGCTATTTCACGGTTTTCATACCAGTGGGTGACAAAAGCCTTTACACACAAATCTGCGCGAGCTGAATTATTAGGAAATTTCAGGCCCGTTGCGGACGTAATGTATTCTTTTGCAGAAGCGATAAACCCAAGAATTAAATCATCCTCCAGATCACCATCGACCCGGAGGAATTTTTTCGCCTCTTCAAGCTCTTTTTGTTGGGTTTCAGTCATAGGGCATCACCTACCTTTCGTTAACTAGATGCGCCGCCTTTGAGCTCATCAATTTGCTTTTGTAGGTCTTCAAAAATGGCCTTTACTTCGCTGTTAAAGTGATCCGGCATGACACTGCCGGTTCCGATGTTGTTGCTTCTAACAGACTTGTCCGCAAGCATTTCATGTAGGATACTTTTCTCTCCAATGTCAGCCGGATCGCCTTTGTCACCTTTCGGGCCTTGTGGTCCTTGTTCACCTTGCGGACCTGGTTCGCCTTTATCCCCCTTGTCGCCTTTTGGACCTTGGGGTCCCTGCGGCCCAGGTTCCCCCGGCATCCCTTTGATGTATAAAGGATTATCTTCACTGTTCCCTTTCAAGTAAACAGGCGTTACCGGTTTTCCTGTGCCGTCGTCCTCTGCGGAAGTATAAACACCATTGCTTTGGTTTAAAAATTGATCTGCCATTGTTCCTCATCCTTTGCTTTTATTATTTTCCAACGTCAACTGATTTTTCTTCTGTGTCGCCAGTGCTTGGAGCTTCATTGTCAGGAACTGCATCTTTAATTGATGAAAACTCCGCGTAAACCACCGCATCTGTATCCCAAAGAACTACATCCTCACGTTCAATAATTCGCACATCTGTTGAATTGCGATAAAATGCTTTCCCGCCGACATTAGTTGTTAAAATAGAATACTGCTGGCGGTCAAACAGTTTAACGGCTTCTTTAAGGTCTCCGATGATCAACGGATGTTTTGGAGTTTTTGTGCCGCTGCTCGGCAAATATTTATCAGAAATCACAGAAACCGGCTTTCCAAACAACAACTTTTTCGTCGGGTCTGTAGGATTCGGCTGAAGTAGGTAGCGGCCGAACGCGTCTTTCAGTTTATCCAACATATTAAAGCCGGATTGGTTTGTGACAACTTTAGTTGTCGCATTAATAGCTGGATCGAGTTTGACATTAAGAATGTCTTTAATGTCGTCCTGTTTTGAAACCGTTGTTTTTGCAAGGGTCCCCAATTGATTAAGGATCAACGTATTGCGGGTTACGGCTGATTTTTTCGCCAACCAAGTCGTTAGATACTGCAAGAGCGCTTCCTTTGTATCTGCAAGCAAATCGTTTGAAAGAACCAAGATCCCGGCATAATCCTTGATGTTATATTTAATGTTTTCAAATTTAGGGTTCTCTAACTCTTCAATATTTTCTAATTCCTCAAGATTTGCCAATGGGGTGATATCTGATAATTTTTCAAGAACCCGTGAACCTTTGTTTGTTGATACCGGAATGACATCGACGAGATTTGCCAGGGTATCAAATTGGCGTCGTTTTTCATTAATTTTCGTGGAGATATCCTGCGGTACAATAAGCCCGCCATCCTCATCCACACCTTCTTTCATCGCGGCAAGAGGCTGCGGTACTTTGCCTGTTCTAAGGGCGTGAGCAAAAAGTTGAACATGATTCTTCACTTCTGTTTCAGCGATATCATCCGTTGCCTGTTGCGGTGTCTTTGTCTCTGGATCATGCTGCGGCTCTTCTTGTGCATATGAAACCTGCATGTTTCGTAAATCCTCATATGTTTGAATTTGATCTTTAATTTGTTGAGCCTCTGCAAGTAGTTTTTTGGCTTCATCAAGTTTGCCCTCATCGGTCAATGCTTCAATGTCTGTACGTTTTTCCGCCAAGGCTTGGCGCAACTCCCGTTCTTTTTTAGACATTCCGCCACCGGCGAAAAATTGAATATCGAGTTTCAAAGGTTTTTTCTGCTTCAATAGGCTTTTTTGTTTCGATAGCTTTTTCAAATGCTTGTCCTCCTTAAAAATGGCATAAAAAAAGAACCCTTTAAAGATTTAAGAGTTCAAGTTTCATAGTGATCTTTTGTTTTAATACTTCATCCGGCTTAGTTTCTTCAGCCGGACTTCCAGCAGCGGATTGAGCAACAATTTTGCCCGGAACATGTTTAAAATGTGCCAGTACCTGATGATCAATGCAGGCTGCTACATCCTTTGATTCTGAAACCATATCGATCAAACCATAATTTAAAGCTTCATCGGCGGTGAGCCAGGTTTCCTCATCCAGCAGCTGGCGTAAAGTCCCGTCGTCCAGTTTGTCTCCTGCTTTCGCAAGATATGTGGAAACGATACTTTCAGTAATCTTATCCAGATCATCGGCTGCCTTCCGGAATTCCGCGGCATTCCCGACCATCCCCATGTATGGGTTGTGAATCATCATCATGGCGTTACTCGGCATCGTAATTTTATCGCCGGCCATTGCAATGACAGAAGCGATACTCCCGGCCAGCGCATCCACATAGACATTGATTTTGGCTTTATGACGCTGGAGCATCGAATGAATAGCCTGCCCCTCGAAAACATCCCCGCCGGGCGAATTGATGTACAAATCAATAGAGCTCACGTCACCTAAACTTTTCAATTCAGACTGAAAGGTCTTGGACGAGCTCTCGCTAAACCATCCTTCGCCGGTAATAGAACCGTAAAGCGTGATTTCAGCGGTCGAATCATTCAGAACCTTCATGTTCCAATACTTGTTTTTCTTCCTCTGTTCCGTTGCCATCACCCCCTTTCAGTCGATCTGAAGTCCGTTTCGTTTTGTTAAGCTGATATTCTTTCATAATTGAAAGGGGAACAAGGTTTAAGTTTCCATAATGCTCATCGCCGATTTCTCCGATGCCTGTCATGTCCTCTTTTTGAAGAATAGTATTGACGCTAAAGGCACCTACGCTTTGCATCGTTTTATAAAATTCAGCACGTGATTTACTATCCCCGCGAAGCTCTGATTCCAGGTTAAATTTAAAGTAGTAGCCAGCTCCCCGCTGCTTCTCTGTCAAAACCTTATCGTTTAACTCTTGTTCAATATTTGTGACGATTGGCTGTAAAGTGGTTTTGACATAATCTAAGGATTGTTGCTCAATATTTGAAAATGTTGCCCGGTCGAGCTCACCTATTTTATGCGGAGGCACCTTGTAAATCGATGCAATCTGCTGACGATTCCACTTCATTGACTCTATAAATTGAGCATCCTTCATAGGCATTGTTACTTGTGAATAATCGAGGCCGGCGTCTAAAACTGCAATAGACTGCCCCGCATTCACTCGTTCCCAGTCTTCCCTAAGAATTTGTTTGCTTTTTCGGTCTAAAAGGGTCGGCGCTTTTACAACGCCAAATGGCGCGCCGCCATTCTTGTAAAATTTCGCGTTAAATTTTGTGGCAGCTCTATTTGATCCGATATTGTCCCGAATAACTGAAATCGGGGTTTGACCTACAATTCCGTCAAGAGATAGGTTTTTAAAATGCAGTACCTCTTCGTAAAAAAATTCACGGTACTTGCCGTCAAGTGTGGTTGAATACCATACCCGGCCGTTATTTGGATCAATATTCGTATTTGTCGCTTCAGGGTCTAATGGTCTGATACCAGCTACATTCCCGTCTTTATCAAAAAGCAAAAGATTATAGCTGTTTCCCCAAGTACACAGTCTCGTAACCAAAAGCCGTTTCCACACAAAGCTTGTCATGTAGTTATTGACTTTGTTCAGAATAATGTCGCTTACTTCATTTTGAATCTGTTGTATGTTTCCGTTTTGATTCTGAAAAAGTTTAATCGGCAGTTTCGCAATATCATCAGCTAAAACAATCACGCAAGCATATACATCCGGATGCAAAACGGCCGTTTTTGTTGATACTCTTTCACCAGATGAACTCTCTGTCCCGGCAAAAATATTTCTAAACCAATTAGCCGGATGGAGAAGGGAACCGCTATCCTCTTCAGCAATTTCATTTTTTATTCCGCTCTTTAAACGGCTTAATAGCATCTATTTCCCTCCCTCATCCTTATTTTTTTGACGAACAAATCCTGCCAAGCTGGCAAGAGAAAATAAAAAAACACCGGTTGCAATTAAACCCGCGTTTACGTTCATCCGATATATGGCTATTGAAATGAATACCATGCCTGCGATGAGCAAGATATCCTCTAAAATCAACTGCAAGAATCTTAAAAACTTCAGCATTCCCACCCCCTACAGGCTGAACGATCCGGATTGTATATAAGCGTTTAAGTCAACGGCCGTATCAATTTGAGATGCCCGCACGTGTGCATTGATAAGCGCAGCCGCCGGGTCAATCCGTTGTGTTGACTTTGACTTGTCCAGCATTATGTTTTCTTGGGCATCTACTTTTGTAACGGCATTCCCCATGGCCCATGTCAGCAGATCATTTTTATTGTGAATGATCTTTTTCGCTTTTACTTTTTCACGGAAGTCTTTCGTTGGTTCAGATAATGTGGCAACACCCTGCCGAATTTCAATCATGACATATCCGTCCGCCTCCATCTGTTGGGCAAATTGAGTAGCATTATACGGATCGTAACCAATTTCTTTGATTCGCCACCCTTTCTCTTTCTCCATTTTTTTAATGTAGGTTCTGATATAGTCATAATCGACAACAGCGCCATCGGTGACGGTTAACCAATTCTTTTTCCTCCACAAATCATAAGGTACATTATCTGTCTTCATGCGCTCATAAAATGTATCTTCTGGCATAAAACCGTGACTCTCTACAGCAAAGCTCCCGTTATCCAACGGAAAAATAAAGGATACAGCTGTCAGGTCAATTCGTTTTGATAAGTCAATCCCAACATAACACTCGCGGCCGGTTAGATTAGGGAATTGATCAGATCCGCAATCTTTCCAGGCCTGCATATCCATGTATCCACCGTCGCGCATATTAACCCAAACATTCATATTCTTGGTCAGGAAATCCCTCATCTTTTCAGGAACAGCCAGAGCCATTTCAAGACGATCTCGCAAATATTTTTTCCCAACTTCATGAGAAGCTAATATCGGATTAGCCTTTATCCAATTCCTTTCATCCTTTATGTCATCGTCTTTATCTATTTCGTTCACCATGACAAAATACTGTTCATTTGTCTCTACTTTGTTTGGATCGAGAAGACGTGAAACATAATCATACTCCACACGATAGGCCGGATTGTTTAACTCGTGCCCCGCTGTCGTGATAATAACCATGATCGGCTGCGTTCTTGCGCCCATCCCCGACTCCAGGATATCGTAAATCTCTGACGTTTTATGAGCATGATATTCATCGATTATGCCGCATTGCGGGTTAAATCCGTCACCGGTCTTTCCTGCATCTTTAGATAAAGCTTTGATGGTTGAATTTGTTTTTGGGTGTTCAATGGTGCTGTATGCAATCCTGTATTTTTGCTCAGGTTTGTTTAGAAGTTCGCACCCTTCTATTTGGGCTTTTATCTCCAACATATTTGAGCCTGCTCCGTCTTTGTTGCCCCTATATAAACTTCAGACATTTTCTCATTGTTTGCCATTGCTTCATAGGATGCAACACATGCTAGACTCTGAGTCTTTGCATTTTTACGGCCAACCTGCCAATACACTTTTGTAAAACGGCGGTATCCTGTATCTTTATGAATCCAGCCATAAACATTACCGAAAATAAAGATTTGAATACGATCTGGAACTATGTTTTCACCAGCTAATGGCCCTTTTGTATGTTTGAATTGCGTCATCCAGTAAAGAAAGCGACGGGCTTTTTCATCGTCAAACACGTAAGGAAACTCTCTTGTTCCTTCTCTTTTAATGTCATTTAAAAAGCGCTCACAAGCCCAAATATGCTTTTGACACGCAACAATCTCGCCCGATACCACATCGCGCGAGTAGTCAATCATAAACTGTTTAATTGTATTCATACATTATTGAACTCCTTTTCCGCTGCTGTTTTTTCGCGTTCCTCTTGGGTCTTGGTGATCGCGAGCTTGGCACGTGCAGACGGTGTGAGTCCGAAATCATTAGCAGCCGATTTCATTTGATCATAGAAGTTTTTCTGTCGTTTCAGTAGGGGATGCTCTTCTCCAATCAACTTGACCGGCTTCCCGTTTTCACCTTGACCCTCTGTATGAATCATGATGCCGTCTTCCTCAATAATTTTTGTAATAGAAATGTACTGAGAATAGGCATTACAATAGGCGGCTAACATGCTGATATCCGCCTCCGTCATAATTTCCACCTCAGATAATAAAGCAGCAATCCGCTTAAATTCTTTTTTAGCCACCTTATCCAGCCAGGTAGGCGGTTTGATATTTTCAGAGCGCATTTTCAACTTTTTTTCATGTTTGGCCCTGGCTGCAAGCTCTTTCGTATTCTTTTTATTTGGATTGCCCTGTATTAATTGAAGGGCTGCGGATTTTGCAGGTCTCGGCATGTTTTCTCACCTCATTTCTTTAAAAAAATTGCAATTTTGCGCTTGTTTTTTCTCAATCTCATGCTATGATGAAAGCAACAACAAAACCAGTCATATCAAGCCCTCTCGGCAAATATGCCGGGAGGGTTCTTTGCGTTTTTGGAAACTTTGAAAAGCGGTGTTTGTTTGCAGAAGATGGGGCGCCGTTCCCGCGGCGGTTGTTTCCCAAGGATTTTCATAGGGGGGTATCCCTACTTGACCAGCTTGTTCCGATCTCCGTGAACCTTGTTATGGCAAGCATTGCAGAGACTTTCGAGATTTGAAAGGTCTAAACGCTTAGACCAGTCCTGCTTTACCTCCACAATATGATGGACCATGTCGGCAGGCGTGAATCGATGTTCTCTCAAGCATCGCTGACAAAGACAATTGTCTCGAAGCAAAACAAGTTCTCTTGTTCGTTTCCATTCAGTTGATTTATAAAAACTTGTTATTGTTTTGTTTCTTGAATGTTTGTTGTAATGTTTCGTTTCCTCCTGCTGGACGTGCTTATGGTCAGGGCAGTAGCCCTCTCGGGTAAGGGCCTTACACCCATAGGCCTTACACTCCCTTAACGGCTTAGGCGGCATTGTAATCCTCCTTCAGTTTCAAACACTTATTGATTCAGATCTTCATTTGCTTGCTCGACTAAAGGCTGCATAAGTAGGCCAATACGCTCCTTTAAATTGAAATACTCTGCAAAAAGACGCTCGGCTTTCTTTAGCCTCTTGGCTTTGTCGTACTGACTCTTCACACTTCTGATACGTTTTTGCAGCTCTCTAATTTGTGGGGTTGTCACGGAGAACACAGCCCTATGCTGGCAAGCCGGGCACTGCGTATACCCCACGACAACACCATTCCTTCTTCTCTGCTCCTGTAACACGATTGTATGAACGTCTCCACAGTGCTCACATGTACTAAGAGGTTTCATGATCTTCCCCCTGATCATGGAAGTATCGATTATAAACGATTGCTTTTGTTCCAAACTTGCTTTCTCTATCAATGTATTCAAAGTCGATGTGTGTTGGATGAAAACCTGCATCATCATTCGGCAAGAATGAGAAATCCACTCTGACTTTATCTTTAATCTCTTTTCCTTTGTAAAAAATACGTGGTACTGAATCAATATCATCAAGCTCAATCTGTAGCAAAGGCGCTTTCTTTGCCCATTTTAAAGGTTGTGGTTCTAGGCTGTTTACATCTCCTGCTGGAATACCAGTACCAACGCCAATCACAGACGTTGCATATTTATTGTCAATATAATTAACAGCATTTTTCACACTCTCTTCAAAAGAAAAAGACTTCTCTTCTGAAAACAGCTCACTAATTTGGAATTCATCAACCTCAATCATTGACATGTCCATCCCACCATCAAGAACCATAACGCCTGTTTCAATAGCTCTTTTAACTTCTGATCGTATTGCTTTTTTTACATCTTTTCTAAGATGTGCATCTGTTTTAATAACCATGACTTTCATTCACTTCATCCTCCTGTTTTTGGTCAGTATTCATCGCCTTGCTCCCGCCATGAATCTCGATAGGGTTAGCGCCGGCCCCAGTCGTACTAGTCTGGGCTTACAGAACGGACGGCCAGCAAGTTGTATAAGTCCAAGCTCATAGTCGCGTTCTCTTCGCTGCTCTCGTAGGTATCTATAACGCTGCTTCAGTTCCCAATTCATACGCCTTCCCCTTGATCAGCAAACAACTCACGTATTTTCTGCTCAGCTTGAGAGAAGCTCATTTCCCGTTCCCCTGGAAAATGAAAGCTGCCTTCAACTTCGGATCCAGACTTCAAACGAACAATAGCTTTTATCCGAAAACCATAGGTTTTAAATTCCATTATCCTTCCGTCAAGAACTAAGGTTTCTCCTTTTCTCTCAATACTTTCTATAACGACTTCCATATGTAAGCCCTCCCTTAAATAATAAACGCCCTCTCGTTTGGGAAAGCGCCTGGTATATTCTTTCTAAACCGGGCCCACACTCAGAGGCTCTCATTGGCCGCCAATCGTTTATTCTGAGATTTACTGGACCCGGTTTACAGAGAACATAAAAAAGCACCCAGTTGGGTGCTATATATGATGATGCACTGTAAACCATACAGTCATTGTTTAATCCCACTAGTTACAACATGGTTTACCACAATGAGTATGAGAGTGTGTAACAGGATCGTAACTAGAATAAGTGTGTGGATATTGATGCACATGCTGGAAATGCTTATGATGCACATTTGTTATATGCTGCGGATGAATATGCGGCACAATTGTTTTAGAAAAAGTATGAGTTTGACAACAATTAGTCGGGTGTACAATTGGCGGCATCACATTTGGTTTGCAATGAAACATGACTAAGCTCTCCTTTCATTCATTGATCATATTCATTATTAAACTATGATAAACAGTGTATACATGTACCATTACAATCACCCATATTTGTCCGATCGAGTACTATCCACAGCCTAAATCAAAAAAAGCATCCTCAAAAATTTTTTAAGGATACTTAAACTGAAAGGAGAGAAGTTATTATGATTTCGATCCATATTTGCAGCTTGTCTATTCGAATTCATTCAAAAAAACAAGAAGCATCCTTCAGGATACCTCTTGAAAAAAGGGGTAATTCTCGATGTATTTTATTTTATGCAATAAATTTTAAAAAATAAACTTGTCTACTCGCTTAATACCATAATACTCGATAGTCCAGTCTTGGACTGTCCTCTTATCTTAGTTGTACAATTCCTCCTTACGCTAAACGCTTATTCAAATTTGCGCCTTACCCATACTTCGGGAGGAAGCCAAGCATTGTAAGGCAGCATGTCCAAAAAACATACTTCATATAATCTCCCGATACCAAAGCCGCAAGACTAGCGCGATCCGGCTCAGAATGCTCCTCCCGTTTGGCTTCATTCTTCATCGCCTTAATTTGAGTATCCGAATTCACCTTGATAAGGGAATGGTGCGTATCCCGTTATTTCTTGATAAGTAAATCTTATCGATAAATTACGCATAAAAATTCCCCCTCTTTATCCCCCCGATTATCGGAAAAATGTCGGGATTTTGTCGGGTTTTTCTCGATGAAAAAAGCACTCAGATAATTCCGAGTGCTGTTGCAATACGGCAGATTGCCCGCTGCTTTATTTCATAATAGGTATCCTTTTTCATGCCGAGTTCCATATAAATATTGATGTCTTTCACCCTGGCAGCCGTCAGGTATTTCTTTTCGATAATCAAACGTTCTTCATCGTCCAAGCTGTTTTGTAAAGCCCGTTCCATCTGTTTGACTTTGAGTTCATTAACGGTAAATGAATCCCGGAGGGAAGGGAAAATGTTAAAGCCGGCAGATGAACATTCTTTTTTATTCTCTAATTGGACTTTGAGCGCGCGGTAATTTTTCAATTCTTTGATGACTATTTTCCGGACGGCTTTTTCGTCCACATCATCGAGAAAAGATAGCTGTTCCTTTGACATCCTTTCCCTCCATTCGTTCATTTTTCTTTTTCCCATTCCTGGATCCGTCTTTCTGCAATCTCCATCCAGACGAACAGAGCGGCAAGAATGAGGATTCCTATAATTAGATAAATCATAACTCCTCCTTATCGGCGCTCGCCGCCCCCAATAGTTCAGGATTTTCATAGACTGTTCCGAGATATTTTGAATCCGGCCCGCAATCGGCAAGAGACTGAAGTAATCCACCGGGATGTTCCCCATAAAATGCGGCTAGATCGTCGTAAAAAACAACCTTGAAAATTCTACCGAGAGAGTCTTTTCGGATGTCTCCCTCCCAAATCTCCCGGCCGGTTTCGTCCTTCAATCCGGTGTATTCACATCGATCAACCAATTCACAGTCTATAAATCTTGGTGAATCAAAGTCATAAGCAACCTCTAAACCTGTTTCTAAGTCATTTAAACTGAGAAATCTATCGAAAATCTTCTCGGTCGCCCGATCTCTTAACACATATCGAAACTTAATCTCTCTCATCCGTTCTACCTCCCATCATTTCACCCTTTGAAGTCTTTTCACATCATCAATATTCATTTGATAGTCAGCCTCTCGGACGGCAGCAGCAAATGATTCAATCCCTTTTTCCCAAAGACCGTGACGCTCAATGATTTCCGAAAACTCTTCAACGTCATGCTCACGGATCCCCCAACTGTCAGGGTCTTCTGCGGGCCCGTACATAGTAACCCATTTGCTTGAATCATTCGGATCTGGTTCCTCCCATTCCGAGCGGGTAAAATGACAAAGCTCATGATCGACCAAGGCGGCGCGCTGCTCTTGGTTCATCGTCTTCCAGGCTTCTTTATTGATGAATACAAAAAGCATGTAATCGGTCATATGACGCTCAAAGGCCGTGCATTTTTTCGCCTTCCCGGACCATTTGTTGTTACCCTCCCGGATATAAAAACCGATGTGTTTCTTTGCATCTTTTAAATGTGGGTGATGCTTATCGATTAAACTTTCGGCAAGCTGCCGCACCTCTTGTGATTCTTCAAAACCCACAAATGCCATGGTCATTTTCCCCTTTCAATCAATTTCTTTTTGAATATTGCGTCTAATTCAGCCAATGAAAGCTCGTACAGCTGCCGGCCGTCAGGCGTTTTAAAATACCCCATTTTAAGCAGCCGCGCTTTAAGCTCGTCCTTTTTCCTTTCACAATAAAGGGCCTTCATTAATTCATTCACACAAGGCCCCCCTTTAACAGCTCCCGGGCCATATAATGAAAATGGTGATAGATATAGTTTCCGGTCGCGCTCGGATTAATAAAAACGGTTGAGAAATTGTAACGGACTTCAAACGTTTTTAAGCTGCCAAGCAAAGATTGCGGCTTATATTGTGAGCGATATTTTCCGTTCAATATTTTTTGGTAGCCTTCCAGATCCTCCACAAGAAGAGTGAAGGGGTGTTTGGCTGCACGGATCAATTCATTTTCAAACCGAGAACGGTCCTTAATGGATTGAACCAGCTCATCAACTCCATTTTTCCGTTCGATAGCAGCGTTCAAATACATGTCCCGGCTAATCCCGTATTCCTCGTTTTTCGGGATCATGGCAGAATAGTCGCCCGTCTTCATCCCTTTGAATTTGATAGATACGTTCTTTTTGCGGAGATAGTCAAGAACATGCTGGTTCTTCTGCTCCCTCGTATCCACAATAATGATCATGCTGTCGAGAATATTTTTTAATTCTGTATCCGAATAGTTATAGTGAATAATCGTCATGCTTTCTTCCCCTTAAAGTACGACATGGCCCTTTCATAGATTTCTAAAGAGAGTTTGTCCGTTTCTTCATCCTCAAAATTCGCAACGGAGCTGTTCAGATCTCTCCAGCCGTTCTCCCAAAATAGAACAAGCAATCTCGCGGCTTTGATTGCCGCATCCCACTCATGATTGAACCAGTCGTCTATTTTTGGATTCATTTCTTGATCTATGCCCATAAAATAATTGATGATTTTATCAATGGTCTGTTTGACTTTATGATCCTGCACTGAGTATTCACCTTTTAAATACTGGATGATCCGTTTTTTATGTGACTGAACAAATTCCACAAGTTCTGGATAGACGTTCTCCGGATGCTCAATATAAAGGTCATCCCCATCCAGAACTAAAGGTGAACCCAAAAAGGCAAGGTCATCACAAATTTGTTTTGGATGCATTGGAATCACCACTTTTTAATGCTATACCGAAAACAAAGAGCTTATTTCCAGTTGATTTTCTAAGATCATATTTTAATTGTCTTAATATTTCATAAAACGTCCGAGTACCGATAAATGAGTTTTCACGTAAACCAAAATATTCTCTACATGCAACATAAAGCAATTTGGCTTCAACCTTCCCACCACAAGAACGAATACATTGGTTTTTAATGAAATCCTCAATAGTATCTGCGCAATTCATTTTTTCACCTCTTTTAAAAAGGGGTTACTAAAAGGGTTATCAAATTAAAATTTCAGTAACCCACTCGAAATCCAGTCATATCAATGGATTGAGACATTTTTTTGATTAAAGGGTTACTGAATTTTTCTATTTCACTATTAAGCTCTATAAATA